TAAAGGCCGGAGAGGCTCTTTGACGGCGATTGGATGTCTTACCGAGTATTTATGTATCCCGGACATCTAATGACGTTAGAAGCGCCTTTCCGGCGGTGTTTAACCAAAAATTTTACGCCAGGCAATGTCTATGTCTGTCTCACATAAAGGCTTGTCAGATGTGACGGAAAAGCTATAATCATTAACCTCGGTTTTAACATCCCCTGATTTAGGGGTATCTTCCAGATTTGCAGATGGTTCTGTAGTGTATCTTGCTATGCTTTCATTGAGTTGTTCTTCAAAGTTCTTATGCTTCGGAGCAGTTCGAAAACTGTAGATACACACCAGAGAAGCTATTGGCCACCATACTGTGAACGGGAAGTATCCGTTAGTTAACCATAGCGAGGCACATAAAACTACTGCGGCTGCAGCTGTTAGCACATCTCGCTGGTCTTGTAGCATATCCTGGTCTAGTTTATACTGAACGATCAGCATAGATATCATGACCACTATAGTCAGCACTTCTGGTTTAAGGGCGATTACTATTCCTAAAAGTATTGTTTTTTGGAGTAGTATATTTTTGATCTTGTTAATTGTTGGTAGACTGATTTCTTTCAATCGTTTATTTATTTTTTTCGTGGCGGCGCCGACACTACGTCAGTCCGGTCAGGTCTCCTTATCTCCTGCGTTCTTGCCGTTCCAAAAGAATCTTTCTTTAGGTATCTGTCGGCCGGTATTATGTTTTTCGATCTAAGATATTTCTGAGCTTGTACTCTCATATAGCACTCCATTGTTATAACGTTACTGTTACTGTAAGGGGAACGTGAACTATATAGGGACGCACAAGATGCAGATTACGACTAGATTACACACTGTGTTTAAGAACATGTACGATAAGCTTAGAAGCGGTGAACTAAAAACATTTATACCACTTCTCGGATTATTCAAGATAGGGGGCAAACCAATGTCGCTACAACGACACTACCAGTTTGCGCCCGTTTTCAATACTGTCCAGCCCGGACATGCGGTGTTTATGACAGGTCGGCAAGTTGGGAAGACTAATAGCTTCTCGGCTGACATGGCATTACGCAGTGCTTTGGTGCCCCACTATCACACAGTGATGGTTCAACCCAGGGCAGATCAAATTCAACGCCTAGTTAATACTGTTTATAAACCGCTAATCAATACTTGTCCCATACGGGAGGTTCTAATTAGCAATGTAGAGCATAACAAAATGGCATTGCGGGTGTTCAATAATGGCTCGATGTGTTTTGCAGAGCATGCCTTCGAATCGGTTGACCGACTACGAGGCATCAGTGCAATCGCTACAACTACATGGGATGAAGTACAAGATATTGAGTACGAATTCCTGGACGTTGGTAACGAGATGATGTCAGCCTCCTTGTTCTGGGGGTTCGCCAGATACTTCGGGACACCCAAGACTACTGATACCACATTGGCTTTATTGTGGAATCGCTCATCTAAGGCTGAGTGGGTGATTAAGTGCACTGCTTGTAACCATATGAACATACCTAACCCTGAACAGGATCTTGTCAAGATGATAGGTAAACGTGGCCCTATTTGCGCTAAATGCGGCAGGGCTATTTATCCTCATCAAGGTGGGTATATTCATGCATCTCCTGAGCGTGCTCTCACTTTTCCCGGCTACCACATATCGCAGACTATACATCCGCTACATATGGCTACTAATGCTAAATGGCAACGTTTGCTTGATAAGGTGGAGAGTTATACCGAGATGTCTCTTTTTAACGAGGTCTTTGGATGGCCTTACGATGCGGCTGTATCTCCGCTGACTTTAGCTGACCTTATGAAAACTACGCATACAAACCCTACGGTTGAGAAACCTTCCGATCTACTACCTTTTATCGACAAGTACCGCTACATAACAGTAGCAGTGGACTGGTCAGGTGGCGGAATGATAAGCGATTCATATACAGCTTATAGTGTCCTAGGTCTACGTAAAGCAGACGACGTTATAGAGGTTATCTACGGTAAACGCATACCCAAGGGAGTAGCTCCTGCCGATGAGGCAAGAGAGATACTAAATTGGATTACAGGTGTCGGGGCAGATGCTTTCGCATACGATAACGGCGGCGCAGGTTTTACTCGTTTAGAGATATTGAACATGCTAGGGTTACAGGCAGTTCGTAATTTAACTATTATACCGATTAACTATGTTCGTCCTCGTTCTGGCGACGTTATGAAACCCCACACTGGAATGCGTGAATCAGATCTGTACTACTACACACTAGACAAGAGCAGAAGCCTTGCAGTATGTATTATGGCTATTAAAGCAGGGCGCATAAGATTTACTCCATTTAAGGAAGATGATCCAGATGCTTTACCTAAAGACTTCTTGGCGCTGAGGGAAGACCCTCGAGTATCGCTCGGCAAGGATACTGTTATTTTGATCGTCAAGAAGCCAGGGGTACCTGATGACTTTGCACATGCAGTCAACATGGGCTGCTCGCAGATATGGGACCATTTTGGAGCCTATCCTCAGATAGGTACTCGATACGACGCATCTATATTAGATTATGATGAGAACAATAACAAGATAATGCCTGACGAGGTGTTCGGGCCTCGCGGCGACTTTGAACGTTTCAGGGACGCTGTAGAATTAAGAGCTTCGGTCATACAACCAAATAATCCATTTTAAGGAGTACACTATCATGGATGACAAAAAATTAAAACAGAGCTGCCCACCACATGAACCAGAAAGACGTGGAGATTACTCCACGTCCGAATCTTTTGATAAGATAGGCCTCATGGAGGCAGTGTATGGCGATGTAGTACTAAGAGGTAGGCATGGGGGCAGGGATCATATAATCCCGCTAACGTCTGCTGTATCTAAGTATTATGACACCATGGAGGCAGTTAAAGGGTACGCCCGTAACGGCGTACGTGGCTGGGACACTTTGATGGATATAGCAAAGGATCTAAAAGTCCGTATATTCGAGGCTGTAGAACAGCGCAAAAAACTTGGATTTGAAATCCCTCCTAATGTCGCTACTTTTGTAGAGACGGAAAAGAAGAACTGGTAAACGCGTCGAGGTATACCAACGACATCTACCAGCTCTTCAAACGGTTTTCTTGATGGGAGTACTTGCGGAGCATCCCTCGGCAGCGTTGGGGGCTCAGTAAACCGAAACTGGTGCACCAGTGTAGGGTTTACTGCTCCCCCACTGCTGCCTAGGGCTGCTCGGATAGTACAACACAAAGAATCCTTTTCTTTCCTTTGTGCTTTCCTGCGGAACTGCTAGGCGTAACGCCAAGCCAACTCAAAACCTAACTAAACAATCTTCTTTATCGCTTTGGGTCATAGTAAGGTCCGCCGGCCTAAAAGGCGAACGAGTGTAGCCGGTTATTTTAATAACCGCTTTAACTTGTAACGCCTTTTTAGGCCGTGCCGGACCAGATATGGTCCCGATCATGCGATTCTTCTCTCGTCTGCAAATGTTATTATTTGCACTGCTCAGCGGAGCGCCAAGCACTATCAAGACTGTTACTACTTTAGTTTTAAGACCAGTGTAGTTACTAGTCTGTACAATCTTCTTAAACTACCGAGCGGCTACGGCCTGGAGGCAGCATCGGTATGCGTTTCAAGTCCGGTCCGCCGCCGATGGCGGCGGCTAGGACGAATTACGCTAACCGAGAGCTGCCTGGAAGGCGGTAGTTGCGGAGGGTCTGTTTACTTGTTTCTGGTTCAAGGTGCGTATTGCAACTTGTCGCGACGTATCGTCGTGACGGTCAAGATTGTAATTGGATGTAATCTTCTTTATCCTCCAAGACTAGGGATCTTCGGGCCGTTAGGTACATCTAGGTCGATTTCGCTGACCAACCGGCTTGCCGTCGTTGGTCGCGATTTCGCCTGGATGTGTACCGGTGGGCTAAGAAGATCTCAAGGCTACGGGTTCCTCGGATTCTCTTTCTTTTGTTAGAGATCCTTATAGCTTCGCGGCGTAGCGCCGCGACTAATCAAGATTACATGTGTTCTAGCCTATCTTCTATAGATAGCAAGTAGGCGGAAGCGGAGTGCGGGATACAGCTCTCGCTTGTCTGATAGGTACGATGAAAGGTATACCTTTCGAGTTTCAGACAAAGGGAGCTGTATCCCTCAGGGAGCTTTGCTGACCTTGCGCAGAGTCTGGTTCGGTTCTTCTGCGTTTTTTTCTTCTGTATGGCGTAGCGCTATACCTGGTCAAGATTGGCTTATTCTTTAATTTATCTTCTCACTGGGAAAGAGTACGGGCAGAAGACGTTTTCCTCTGGTCGGTGTCACTGGAGAAAGTGTTGTAAATTGCGACGACTAAATGGAATGCAGTCTAGGCGGTTTTCAACATTTGATCCGTGACTTCTACCAGAGGAGGGAGTCTTCTGCACGGCGATTTGACTCATGATGTGTTTCAGAGTTTTCTCGCTTGCATATATGCTAGTGCAAGGCGTAGCGTCTTGCTAAATCAAGATAAATTTATAATGCTTTAGTTTTAAGACCAGTGCATAACTAGTCATGACAACCTTCTTTATCGCAGGGCAGGCTGGGCGTCGATTTTGTATTTTATTTAACAAGTAAAGCCATATCATCCGATGAATTCGTGATGATACGGGTTTCTGGTTACTTAAAATACTAGGTCGCCGCCTGCGTACCCGAGGGAGATACCTTAGCGTCTTCTTTGGTATTTATTTTTAGTTTTGT